GAAACTTTCTAGTGGTAACTAGTTTTGCATAGTCTCTTACTTGTCCTGGTGTTGTAATATTAAATGTTCTTTGTGTATGTATTTGTGCCGCATTGTCTGGTCCTTGTGACCAAGTATCTACATTTGCAATCTTTGGTTGACCTGGTGTTTCGATAGGTAATTTTCTTTTCTTATCTTTCTTCTCATCTTTTTCAGTTTCATCTTGTTCATCTTCAACACCTTTTTTCTGTGCGTCTTTAGCTGAATTGATTTCTTCTTCAAAAGATTTAAATGATTTTAATTCTTTAGCATTCTTTTGTAATACTAATTTCTTTTTATCAACATCTTCAACTTGTAACTCGCTGTCAATATTGTTTGCTGGTATGATTTCATTTAACCATGCTTTTTCTACACCACCGTCTTCCATTTCATATTGTACATAATTTGGTCCACGTTTAATAATCTTACCAACATTTCCATTATTATTATTTTCAACCATGTCGCCCATATTAAATATATCGTTGTTATGATAGTTTTCTCTTATCATTCTTAATTCATCATCTTCTGGTGCCATCGCTTCATTCACTCCCATACCTTTTTTTAAGTCTTTAAATAATTTCATAGCGTCCTTCTCCTTGGTGCCTTTTATAAGTCCTTGTTTGAAACTGGTGTAGTCATTGTTCATTGCAAAATCTCTCATCTTACTAGCACTCATTCCTGTAGCGCCAGTAGCGTCTGGGTCTCTTTCACCCGCACTTATGACTTCCGTTGTATCAAAGTTATAGTCCTTACCGTTATACTGTTTAATTAGCCTTTTAAATTCAGCAACTCTATCACTTCCTGCAATCATATAAACATCAGTAAATTTTTTATCAAATCTATTTTTCAATATTTCCATAAATGTACGTTCACTTCCAATTGCTGGTAGTATCTTTATGCCACGTGGATATACTTTTTTCAAGTAGTCCACTTTTTGTTTTACTGTCAAAGGATTTTTTCTTTTATCTTGACTTGCACTTACATATAGCACGGGTAGGCCTTTAACCCTTTTTGCTATAGTAATAACTCTCTCTATAAGTTTTTGGTGTCCAATTGTAGGTGGGTTCAATCTACCAAAAGCAAACACGACAGGTTTTGATCTACCTGTATTCTTTTTTAGTAATTCACTAATCGTTTTCATTTGGTATCCTTACTTTTAATAATGGTTTGTCATTTATTGTGATATCACCTTTTTCATTCTTGCCTATCTTTTTTACTTTGATAGACTTGTTTTTAAACTTACCACCTTTTACAACATCACCAACTTTGATTGGTATGTTGATGTCTTCACTCATTTTCTGTTTTCTTTCTAATTCTTTTCTCATCCACATTTTTGCTCTAGGATCTGTCACAGGTTTTTTAACAATCTTACGAACCATCTTATATACTTTATCCAGTATCTTATCATTTGCTTTATTATTGTCAATAACAATAAAGTTTTTCATACCAAATAGTCTTTGTAACTTACCCATATTTTGTTGTATTTCTGCATGACTTTTTTTCACAATATCTGTTGGTACTGTTCTATCTCTAGCAGCATTTCTTGCTAATGCAACATCTAAACTTGTGTTCACAAAAATACACCAACTCTCATAACCATTTCTTGTAAGAGCTGCTTTTGCAACTTCCATTTTCACATAATCTCTTGCGGTACTATCAATTACTAAACCTAATTTATTTCGTATATACAAAGATAATTGGTTAGTCGTTAATTTTTTTGCTCTTGTTCTTACTATATCTCTTTTTTCTTCTTCACTAGGTGGCATGTCTAAAGACAATCCTGCTTTCTTTAATGCATTTTCAAAGGCGATATCTGAATTAACATTCTTTAATCCAAGACCTGGTGTTATTCTTTGATTGACATAAGTCTTACCAGAACCTGGACCACCTGCAAGAAAAAATGCCTTGAAGATACCTGGGTCATATAGACCTTCTTTAATTAAAAATCTTTCTAGTTCCATTAACTTTTATCCCAATTCTTTGCAACAGTAAAGTTTTGAAGACTAAACTCCATTCTATCTACAAGTTTTACTGCCTTACCTTTTTTATCTACTGCAACATAACCTTCAGGATTTGTTGCCTGTAAACCAGTAGGAGTTGTTTTAAATGTACCAATACCTTTTGCTGAATTTAATTTATCAATCAATATTTTTTTTGCTGTCTGTAATGTTTTATAAGTTGCAACAGCAAAGTAAATACTTTCTGTCTGAGCGTCAATAAATTTAAGACCTTCATCTTGTATTGTTTTATATTTTGTTTTTGACTTCTCTGTCTTAACACCGTCTATTTCTTTTTGAGTTCTCTCTTTATAAAAGTCTCTAAACTTACCTGCTGTTTCTTTTGTACTAGGTAAATCAGTCGCTGCTCTTATGTAAGAGTTAAGATATGTTTTTAGTTGCACTCCTACAGACAAAGTGTTTTTCTGTGTTGCCATTATGTTTAACATTTCTTTTGATTTTTTTAATGAACCTGACGCCATATTAATTGTCTTTTGTAATGATTGACTTTCACCTATTGTCATTAATGCATTACCTGATACATCTTTATAACTTGCGTCATCAAACCATACCTTTGATGTTTTTCTTAATTTAGATACATCAGCACCAAAACTTGCTTTTAGTTTATCAAAACTTGCACCTTTGTATGTTGTATGAAAAACAATACCTAGTTTACTAGTGTCTATCTTTTTACCAAAAGGTGTATTTTCTGGCACCATATAAACTATTGTGTTAGGTTGAAAAGAAATCATTTGTTCAGATTTACCACTTGGGTCTTTGTATGTTGTTTTCTTTTTAGATGAGTTAATATACATTAAGTCACCTTGTAGTATTTGTTTCATACCTATACCAGAAAGATATTGTAAACACTCTCGTAATATATTTTGTAGATCACCTGTATGATTATTTTTAATATCATTAATATTATAATTTACTTTAGGTGTTTTATTAAATACAGATTTTGTGCCTACAAAAAACTTACCATTTTCAGGACTAGGTCCTGCAACGATAGCAGGAGCACCATCCCACTTTACAGAGACATCTACACTTTTTTTAGAATGACCTGATAACATTTCATTTAGTGCTTCTAAAAAAGCAATTGCATTTTTACCACCGTCATGACCATTATTAATAATGTCATCTTCTAAATGTTCTAGATGTGTATTCTTATCTTCGTTTAATAGTTCCATTATTTTACTTTTATTCCTGGTGTGTTAATGTATAGTGATTTACCTGACCATCCACCTGAGGTTCTTGTTCTCGCTGTGACTGGTATTGAAACATCTATATCTAATAATTTGTATTTAAAAGATAAAGTGAATTGTTGTGACTTGCCATCATATGTGTGTTTGATACTACTATAATTTCTTGCTTTTTTGTTTAATAAAAATTCTTTGTATTCTTCATTACTTGCAACATCTTTTATTGAAGCACTTGATTCCGTACCAACTAAAAGTTTATAAGGACATGGTGTAGTATCAGCACTATCAGGATACATGTATAATCCTATTGTGTTTAAAAAATACATTAAATTTTTTGATGTTTTTAAATAAGTACCAAAACTATCAATTAAATTATTTCTATAACCATAATAGAAATCACCTTTATAAAAGTTTAACTTATCTTTTTTAAATTCTTTTGCCAATGCAGCGAATGATTTTTTACTAATACTCTCACTAGGTTTTTCTTTTTCGATTTTAAATTTACTTAATGCCTTCTTTGCGTTTTTACCTTTTACAGTTTTTGCTGTATCATTCCATGCTTTATCCATTAGAGAAACAACAGCACCATATTGTTTTTTATCTTCTAACTTTTTATAGAAACTATGAATTGCTGTGTTGAATTTAGGCGTAACATCTTTACCTACAGTTGCTTTATTAGAATAACCAATATAGTCTGTTTTACCTATCTGTAAAATAATATCACTAGGATTATTTTTTGCAATGTTACCTGGTTTACCACGAGCAGTCCAGAAATACTTTATTGGTTTTTTAGGCAAATCTTTTCTAACTGCTTTTGCCATTTGATAACCTATGTTTATATCTACTATAGGTGTTTCATCTTTGTCTATCATTTGTTTTAAAAAATCAAAACTAACTTCTTCCTCTGTACCTTTGACTACCATATGAATACCTGTGCCACCAGTTTTACCACCTATGTCACTCATAAATGTTTGT